GTGCTGGTTTTGAAAGTAAGCAGATATTTGAGTTAGGTGAAGTAGCAAGAAACGCAGCGGTATCATTAGGTAGAAACGTACCTGATGCTTTAGATAGAATTTTTCGTGGTGTTATTAAAGTAGAACCAGAACTATTAGATGAGATTGGGTTATTCGTTCGTGTTAATGAAGCTGCAGCAAAGTATGCTTCTCAATTAGGGATCGCAGTGGGAGACTTAACAGAATTTCAAAAAAGACAAGCATTTGCAAATGAGGCCATACAACAAGGACAAGACAAATTCCAAGCATTTGAAGATGTTCAAATTGACCCTTTTGCACAATTAGCAACTACTTTTTCTGATATGACTCAAGGAATTCTAACTTTCGTAAATAAAGGAATGAAACCTTTAATAGAAATATTTACGAATAATAAACTACTATTTGGTCAATTATTCCTAATAGTAGGAATGCAGTTATTGAAAATGGTGATCCCAGCAATTGGACAATTCACTTTAGGTATTGCTGCAAATGCTGAAGCTGCAAGAGCTTCTGCAGCTGAGTCTGCTTTCCAATCCCAAGCAAAAATAAGACAATTACAAAACGAGGGCATGGAATATGATAAATTAAAAGAAAAAGCTTTAAGTATGCAAGCAGCAGAAGTAAGATTTACCGCTGCACCTCAAAAATTAGCAGTAGGAGGGAGAAAAGCCTCAGCATCTTTAGAAAAAAGCTTACAAGATAGTGAGCTACAAGGGGCGAAAAGACTCGAAGTTGTACAACAAAGAATACTTGATTTACGTACCAAGAAAGGCGCCAAACAGCGTTTTGCAAATGAGCTAACTAAAACAGAACTAAGACTACTAGAAAAAGAGAAAGCAGTTCTTACGGAACAATTAGCTTTAAGGTCTAAAATTAACTTTGTAGGTCCGCTGCCTTTAGAACAAGCTAATACTGGCTCACTTGCAGATTTAGTAGATTTAAAGAATCAAAAAGATGTATTAAAAGCAGATGCTTTAGCAACTGTTACGGCAACCACTGAATTTAAAGGAATGGGACAGGGTTTTAAAACTCTAAGTAGACAAATAGAAATAACTGATGCTAAAGCAAAAGCAGCCGGAATTACTTTTGGAAGATTTGATAAGATCATGATGAGACTTGGAGGCACAGCAGCTATATTGGGAGTTAAGCTTCAAGCTACTATGATGGTACTAGGGCCTTTTATTACTGCACTTATGATTGCAATTCCTGTTGTTACTTTTCTTGCGAAACAAGTAGGATTTTTTAGTAAAGAACAAGGTGATTTAAAAAATGCTAATAAAGAGAGCGAAGAAAGTTTTAAAAC